CAACTGGTATTCACCGTTGTAGCCCCATGCGTACACAGCACCAGTAGAGGTGAGTGCGTAATACGTGGTGTAGCGTTCACGACCAGCAGCGATCTTGGTCACGTTTGTTAGAACAGGGAGTTCAGCAAAGAGGTTACGCTGTACCGTGTCACCCTGACCAAGTTGACCGTAGCCGTTGTAGCCACAGGCGTGAACTTTACCGTCAGAGGTCAACACGCAAGTGCTTGGGTAGCTTTCAGGAGAAAGCGTCTGGGCAACTTGAGTGACCGTCTTACCCACCAACGAGCCATAGTCGCTGGAGCGAATAGGAACAAAGCGGTTGGTTGTGTCATTGACACCGAGGTTACCGTAACCGTTGTAGCCCCATTGCCAAAGCTTACCGAGCTTGTCGATTGCTCGACCACCTACGTCACCGTAGCCAAGATACACCTTGTCCACACCAGCGAAGCCAAATGGAAAAGCTACGCGCTGTGGAGAAGTCTTGGCGTTGGTACTGTTGCCAATACCCATGCCGTACGAGTCGTTCGCTCCCCACGTACGCAGCGAGTCATCTTGCATGACGACCATCTGCTTGCGGTAGGAGACGCTTCGGTTTTCCAGAAGCTTCTTGACTTTCACGCCAGAGCGATACTCTGGGTTACCCCAAACGGGCAAGCCAGTGACGTTATCGATCTTCAAGACCTGACCAGCAGTACCTTTTGGCAAACGGGTAAGAGTAGTACCGTTGAAATAAATGAGGTCGCCGTTGGCTTGACCAATGCTGGCAGACCCTTGGGCAAATAGTTGCCATTTGGAGGTGTCAGAGGGGGCAACCCCTACAGTCGTATCGACGATACAAACGTAGGAGTCCCCGTTGAAACTGACCACATCCTGTTTGGTGTAAGTTGTTCCCGCCGCATACGCGCCTTTCCACGAGAAAGCAATCTTACCGAGAGAAACAGTAGAGGGCATTATTTTTCCTTAGAAACGAATGAATTGAGGTGTGCTGGTGTTTTCTGTGTCGTCGTCGCCGTTCATGCCGTAGTCACCAGCGCCAGAACACACAACACGACCTAAGTCATCCAAAGCGTACACGCAGTTGACACCAGTGGCTTCGTAGCGCATCCCGCCGAAGCAGAAGTCAACGATTGGGCGATCATGGATGAAGAAGCTGTTGGGGTAGTAGTTATCGGTACTCCACCCACTTCCGTCGCCCTTACACCCTTGAATGTTTCCACCCCAGACAACCAACTGACCATCAGAGCGTAAAGCAGCAGCAGTGCTACCGTATTGACCACCCATCATCACAAGCTTTGTAATGTTGGTTAGGTAGCCAGCACCGATGGTTGCCCATGTGGTGGTGTTGGAAGCACTGCCATTGATCCCATACCCACTATAGCCTTTTGCTTGGACAGTACCGTCGTTCATCAGCGCGATTGCCATTTGGTAGCCGCCACCCTGTACCCAAATGTCTTTTACACCTGTGTGGAAGGGCATTGTGAAAGCGGTGTTGTTACCGCCCATTGTCCAACCGTTTCCGTCCATACCTGTCTGACCAGCGCCAGTACCTCGGAGGTACACTTCACCGTTTTCAAACAGAATACCAGAAGTCCAATCGTACTGAGAGCCAGCAACCCAATGCTGGTCATTTTCATCCCAGAACATTTTCTTGACTGCGCGACCACCAAGATCGAGGCGCTGATGGACGTAAACAGAGCCAGCAGCGGTATGCCACGACAGAGAGTTGTCACCACAAACCCACGCATTACCTGCGTAGTCGATCAAACACGACGCGCCGTAGTTGTTCCCGTTGACGAAGATACTCTTGATCGGGACAGTCGCAGTAAAGGGTACGAGGGTTGCGGTGGCTACACCGTTTGTGTTCCCCATCCCCAAGCAGCCACTAGAGTTATAACCCCATGCGTACACACGCCCTTGGCTATCGAGAGCCAGTGTGTTTTGGTAGCCGTAGTAGCCGTAGGACGATACCACATCTACAATTTTGGCATTTGCAGGAATACCAGAGTTACCGTTAAGCAAAACAGGCGTTCTGATAACGCCACTTAAACCACGACCAGACATCCAGTTGCCGTTGTTGCCCCCAGACATCCAGAGACCGCCATCGGTGTCAATGTAGTAAGTGTTCGTCCAAGCGACAATCACACGCGCAATCTTCACACCTTTTGGGAACGCAGAGCGACCTGCGTTGTAACGCGAGGTGTCACTATTACCTCCATCACCCATCTGACCTTCGTTGCTGCGCCCCACACAGCGCACAGAGCCATCGGTCATTACAAACATACCGAAGCGGTTCGATGCGTAGGGGACGCGATGGTTCTGAACGGTCTCCATGAGACGCGCAACAGTCGTACCGTTGCGGTCATCAGTGAAACGGAACTCGATGGAGTCCGTGGCGTTTGCGTGGAGTGTCATGGAGCCAACACCACCAACGCTCACACCACCAGTAAGCAGGTGACCTTTTAGGATTGCATCCTGCTGCCCCAGAGCGAACGCCTGAGGTGTACCGTTGCGAATGACGTAAGCACCACCGTCCTTGAACACCACGTCACGTTCTTTGTACGCGATGTTCGGGGAGTACACGCCTTTCCAACGGTATCCAATAGAATCAATATCAATCTTCATATTACAGGTTCACCACAAGGTTGTTTTTAGAAACGCTGTACGAAATGTTCTCCGAGAGAGTCCACGTTGCGAACGCAGTGGAGTCGAAGTCAGCATCACGACCACTGGTCATAATGAGTTCGGTTCCGTCAGCCGACAGGTTGAATCCGAAGAACGACGGAGCAGCCACCGAGGTGACAAGCTCGTAGCCACTTTCGTCAGCCTTTACCTGCAAGAACTGCTTTGCAGCACCCACGAGGTTCGTTGGGATTTTTGCAGCGTTCAGTGCGGCAACCGTGGCGTTGTACGTGACAACAGCAGCGGCAGCACTTTGAGCAGCTTCAGTTGCCTTGGTAGTCGCTTGGTTCTTCTGGTTCGTCGCCTCAGTAGCTTGAGCAGCGGCGAGGTTTTTCTGGTTGGTAGCCTCAGTCGCCTGAGCAGCAGCCGTAGCTGCGCTTGCAGCAGCAGCACTCACGGACGCAGCAGTCTGAGCCACCATGTAACGCTTGTTGACGGCATCCATGTCATTGACAGGATCATCTACGTTCTTGATCACGCGACTCTGCGCGTCGAACTTACCGTCTACGCCCTTACCGATTGTCTCGGCAGTTTTGTCAACCGCTTCTTGAGCGGCGTTGAACACCTGAATGAACGCCTTGTCCAAATCCTCTTCGGACAGCACGGAGCCGTTGATGAAGTCAACAGCGCGTTCTTCAAGCTTGGTAGATCGTTGAATACGGACAATCGAGCCATTGGCTGGAGCCGTACTCAGTTGAATAGTATTCGAAGAAGTGAAGGTGAACGCAGTCGTCTGAACACCATTTACATAAACGGAAATCTCAGTCGTATCAGCGTACACAAAAGGAATGTTGAAGGTCTTGGTCAGACCATCACCATTAAACTCGCGATAAGAATAAGCCATAAGCCCCTCATAAAAACGAGGGGCGCGAAGCCCCCCGCTTACTTGTCAGTGAAAGTGTCAGCAATCATGTTGTTCACGACTGCCATCGGGTAGAAGTTTTGAAGCGGTAACATCCGAAGCCAAGCGCGTAACTCGTCTTCTTTCAGTTCCTTGTCACCAACTGTGACGTTGGCGATTCCCTTACCCATCTTGTTGATGTTTTGAATCAGGTCGATGGTTGGGTTGGAAATTAAGCTGTTCCCGTTGAAGCGTTGAATAGCCGTGGAGTACAACGACAGCATACCCATGTAACCCAACGTGCCTTCAAAAGCGAAAGCCATAGGGTCGAGCTTGCGTTCGAGATATTCCTGCTTCGCCATTTCGGACTTCCCCTGAGCATTCAAGAGAGTACGAGTGTAGTAGACCATGCTCGACACGAATGCCGATGCAGCAGTGATCCTGAACACAGTCCCCATGTCACCATGCGTGGCGCGTACAGCGAGTCGCTGCAATTGCTGTTCCTGTGCAGCTAGGGTGTAGCTGAGGAACTGCCCAAGGGTTTTGCCCCAAGGCGTACGCAGGGTTCGGTTGAGAGAACCGAGGTTCGGGTCTTGCACAGACTGCATTGCGTGGCGGTAGCCAGACATCTTGAATGCCTCAGCAGCTTTCGCGCCGTCAGCACCGTCTTTGCCCCAATCGTCGATGTTCAGAGCAATCAGCTTACCCTTCTCATCGTACTTGGCATACTTGTTGATCATCTGCATGATCTTCGTGCCAGTTGGTTCGTCGATACCAAGCTGCTCCATTTTGATTTTGGCAAAAGGAGCTTTGTACTTTCCGTTTTTGGCGAAAGCCTTGGCAGCGCCTTCCCAATCGTAGGCGTAGAACATCCCGTCAGCACGACGGAGCACAGCAGTGATCGGCAACATACCAGACAGCATCGACACCTTGGTGCGACCATAGGCAAGCGCCTTGTCCACCTTCGTGTAGTCACTACGGATGAAGTCAGTCTCGATTTCGTCCCAATTGGTTCGAGCGCGACCAGTCCACACGTCCATGCCCACACCAAAGGCGTGTTGCATTTCGCGCAGCAGAGAGTCGTCAAGATTGCCGTCCTTGGCTTTCTTGATCAGGTTACGCATCTCAGGGAGATTCTTCGCAATCGTCTTGACGTTGTGATCCATCAGCACGTTGGCTGCTTCGACCATCGAAGACAAACCCGAGGAACCCATCGAGGTGATGTAGTTGTAGTCACGAACGCGACGGAGGATCGTTTCGCCAGTATCGCCAATCGAATGCTGGTGAGCCAACTGACCAGTGATGCCGTCATACATGAACTTCAGAGCGTCAAGCTCTTCTTGCAGCTTACCCGTGGGGATGCGCGTGGTCTTGGCGTTGTTGTCAGCGATCTTCTGCAAGATCGTTTCAATGCTGTCGCTACCTTCCACTTCCAGACCATTACGAGCCAGCCCGATAGCACCGCCCATTTGGAACGTGTACATCGTGTGGAGGTCTTCAATGTCGTTGACCAAGAGGTCTTCGAAGGTCAGCGTCTCGCCATTGGCAGTGCGGATCGCGTGTGTCTCGTCCAAGTCGATACGGGTACGCGAACGTGCAACGCCCTCGCCCGTAGGCTTGGTTGGCACAGCGCGTTCAATTGCAGCCATCAAGTCATCGACTTTTCCTTGGTCTTTGAGCTTGTCTGTGAGCGCTTCACGGAGCGCGTCGAGCGTGTCTTCTTTAATCCCGAGTTTAACGACCATGCCGTTAGGCAGAGCAGAACGAGCAGTACGAGTTTCAATCCCATGTAGATAACCATCAGCAATTTCGTGAGCCAAGTTGTCATCAATGGCTTGCTTCTTGATGATGGACTCTTTGATGAGACGAACAACTTCATCCCTTCCAAATTTACGAACTGCATCATCGATCTTTGCGTGATCGTGGATGCGTGGAACGTAGGTGTTTAGATCAAGCTCCTTTTCACCGAAGCCACGAGCCTTGTACTTCTTTGCTTGGTCGTACAGACCAGAGAAGCTTTCACGGAACTTCTGAGCAGCTTTGAGAACGTCAGAGTCACCATCAAGCAAACCTCGACGGAGAGCCTTGGTGATCATTTCGTTGAACTGAACTTTGTACCCCTCGACTTCGATGGGGTTCCACTTCTTGCCAAAGGTGCGTTGAATCCAAGTGTCCCGAGCATTGTGAAGGTCTGGGAGCACACGTGCACTCTCAGCCGCTTGTAGGTAGCTCTGAATCTCGTTTGCACCAAAACCCACAACATCCCTGTTGGAGTTGCCAGCAGAGTTCAGACCGAGCTTTGGTGCGAGGGCGCGTACGTCACCAGACTCAGAACTCATTGCACGTGCCACGGCAGAGATTTTGCCGCGCATACCAAATGCAAGGAAGTTACTGCCCAACTGCGTGGGCGCGGTGTCGTTTGCGCCAACTTCAAATTTTGGAACAGCCACGCCGTCAGAGAACGAACCCCCAACGCTGTGGCGTTCGACAGCCGTAGTCAGCTTGCGATCCTTGATGATGTCACTGAAGAGGTTCTCTTCCTCAGCCGTCAGGGGGATGCCAGAAGCCATACGCTTGTCATACACAGTCGCCAGCTTTGCTCTGCGCCATGCAGCAGCGCCGCCAGACGTGGTAGCACCGAGCGCACCACCAAAGGCAATGTAGAGTGGGAGGTTCGATGCGTCAGCATCTGGCTGGTACGCAGCGCGAATACCTTCGAAGATTGCGGATTCAGTCATACCCTGAATACCACCAATCTTGGCGTTACGAGCCACGTCGGTGAACCGCTTTACTTTCTCAGCCTTGGATACCGTCTCGACAGCCTTAGCGCCCTTGTAGGCAGCATAGATGCGATCTGGAATCGTACCAAGACCAGCAGTCGTGGCGGTGACCGCAGCAATTTCTGTAGGGTCAAACAAAGACGCAAGCACATAGGAGGCAGTCTTATCCCACCCACTCTGTGCAAGCATCTTCATCGTCTCTTGACGACTGAGCGCGATCTGACGACGTTCTTGGGCTTCAGCTTCGGAGCCAGCCTTGAGAACGTAGTCACGAAGCTCAGGTGTACTCAGGTCACCAGCAAGGCTCTTCGCCTTCTCAGCGTCGAGTGCCCAACTCTTGTCATCAGTCGATTTAGGAGCGTTCGCAATCAGGGGGTAGATGTGGTTTTCACGCACCCCCCGTTGAGCGGCTTCAAAGTAGCCGATTTCCTTTTCAGGCTGAGGGAGAGGCGTAGCACCCTTCGGAAGAAGGGGATCAGAAAAGCCCTCTAGGGAGCCTTCGTATACGTCAAGCATTATTTCCTCGCGTTATTGTTTTTCGACGCTTGATTGTCCCAATACCATTTAGAAATGGCACGAGCGTCCACAGCATAAGAATCCCCGCCGAACACCTCAGACACCTTAGTGCCGTCAGAAGTCTGCATGAGGAAGTACCCATGACGGTACGGGTGCGTGGTCAGCATCATACTGGTCTTGGACAGGTCAACGCCTTGAGCCTTACCGCGCTTCACGATGTCTTCTTTCCATGCAACGGCAAAGTCATCGAGAGCCTTCAGGTAGTTCTCTTCGGAGTTGAACAAACCGCGCACCGCAGGGTTACCCGTGTGCACGTAAGCATGACCCTTTGGAGAGACCTTGTGGTTCTCTTCGAAGCGTCGAACCACTTCGGCTTGGGCAGTCGTCTGATCGAGACCAGACAGACGCATCAAGCTTTCAGTGCCCTCAGAAATGTATTTGCGAACGTATCCAGCGTTGACTGCATCGTTCTCAAACCAAGTGAGGGGGTTGATATTGTTTCGATTGAGGAGCGACTTGACAGAGGACTCTACTCGCTTGTGATCGACGACCACTTTGGTATCTCCACGGGAAGCCAGTGTTGTCGCAATGTGATCCACGGAGTAGCCGAGCTTGCTCATGGTGTACATTGCTTCGTACTTGTTTCGCATACCCTCGTTGGGAAGCTGAATGGCAACTGCGAACTCACCTCCAGTGTCGCGGAGCCTCTGATACTCAGCAAAGCCTTGCTTCAGAAGCTGCATCGAACGGGTAGTGACGATCTTCTCGCCCTTGTCATTCTTCAACTCAATCTTGTTGGGGTCAGTGGTCACCATACCCATTGCAGCAATACCAGCTTCCATCTTCTCAGCGATGGGAGCCACGCGCACCTTGGTGGCGACGTTGGCGTAGAAGCCTTCTACGTCAGGTTTTGCACCAGACAGGTAACGCTTCGCACCATAGTCAGCAACCTGACGCTCAATGTCTGCTTGGGAGAGGTATTTCGTTTCGCCTGTCTCAGTCTGGTAAGGAACCTTGTCAACAGGAACCACGCCAGTGCGGAGAACAGTCTCAACCGCCACATTCATTGCGTTCTGCTTGCTTGCAGCCGCTGCCCACTTGCGGTCACGCGCTTCGACCTGACCAAGCAGGTAACGTCGTGCGTTGTTGTTCAGATACTTGCTACCCCCATTGTCCCATTCCTGCTGGAACAACTGGTCGATGGTCTTGGCAGACACACCAGCCTTGACTTGAGCTTCCATGCGGCGATCAAAGTCAATCTGTTTGGCTTCGATCTCTTGGGGACTCAGGGTATTGAGCCTGTGACGAATGCGGTCACGGCTTGCGTTGTATTCTGGGTTCTCAGTGCTCAGTAGTTTACGACGCTCAAGGTGATCCAAGATGGTCGTATCCCATCGATCACGTGGCACGTTCTTCGACTGCGCTTCCTCAAGCGAGGTCTCCTGCACGGAGAGCATACGCTTGATCATTTCCTTCGGGTTGAGACGACCCTTGTTCATTGTGAACAGGTTGTTCAACTCGGTGTCGATCTGCTCAGGTGTTGCGCCGTTTTCTTTGAGCTTCTTTACGGTTTCACCAACGGTGATCGCAAAGTCGCCATAGCGCTTTTCCTCAGCGGCAGCTTCAGCTTCACGCTGGCGCTTCACAAAGCGATTCTGAATAGTGTCTTCCATCAGCGACGTGAGCGCAAAGCGCTTCATTGGGTCAGCGACACTACCGAACTGTTCGTTGAAAGCCTCTTGGACTTTCTTGCCATATTCAGCGTCAGGGAGTCCGTCGTACTTCTCGGAATTAGCATTCCACCACGGGAAGAATTCACCGTGGGCACTCATCACAGCTTCTACTTTTTGCTGTTTGGTTTTGACCTCTCGGTCAGCTTCCACTGTTTGTCTGAATTCACGCTCAATCGGAGCCGCCATCGACTCCAATTGATGCTCAAGGAGTTTTGCTTTGTACTGAGATTCGACTAGACCACTCTGATCTGGAGCGGAGTACGTGTTAACAGGGTTTGCGATTGGGCGTAGCTGTTCTTGGTTTCGACCGTCATCACGGACGAAAGCCCCCATACCTTTACTAGCCATAATCTCTCCAGTTAATTAAGCCATTTACCCCATACACTGCCACCTTTGGGAGTGGCTGCTTCTGCGGTCATGTACGTTGCGCCAACTTTGGTTGCGATGCCGAGACCAGCATCGAAAGCAGAAGGGGCATATCCCTTGCTGACGGAGTTGACGCGATTTTTGAATGTTGCCTTCGTACCAGCGCGTTCAAGCTCTAGCTGACTCGCGATGTTATCGAAGTTTCGGTTGATCGTACCTTGCTGCACTTTAGATTGCCGCTCGTACTGATCGAAGATGCGCTGAGGGGTCAAGCCAGCAATGCCAGCCTCGCCAGCAGCGACTTGAAGTGTCCCTTGTGTTTTGAGACTGTCTAAGGTGTTCTGAAAGTTTTTCTGAGCTTTCGCTTCACCTTCTTGCGATTGACGTTGGTTCAGAGTGCGAACGTCGTTAAGCTGCGCTTCCTTTGCATTGGCTGCGTTCTCAACGTACAGTGCATTCTGGCGGTTTGCCATCTCAACGGCAGCGTTCTGCTGTTGGATACCACCAATGACCTGCAACGCCATCATTGCTTCCATAGGTCCACACATTTAGATTCCTTTATGTTTCGCAAACTCAATAAACGGGGCAGGATTCACCCCGAAGTCATCAATCCGACGAATGAAGTTGAAGCCTAGCCATTTGAGCCAGCGAATGCTGGTTGTATTGTTTGCATATACGAAATTGAAGAGCAGATCGTAGCGCTCATGCACCTTGTCGATCCACTCTCTGGATTGTGGGATGAACTCTCTAGCGACCTTGGGGAGTTCGTCAGAGGCAAGCAGCCAAGGGATGCCGATGTTGGGAGTAAACTGCCCAACACCGAACATACCTATGACCTGACCATCATCGCTGATGATCGAGTACGACTCTTCCGCTTTCTGGAACGAGAATATAAGAGCTTCCAGAGGTGTCAGTCCGTGGGAATGCCAGACCTCTTTCGCATCTTGTGCCCTCATTCGAGGTGCAAGATCATCACAATCCATGATGATTGCAGGGCGGTAGTGAGCCATTATTGTCTCCGAGAACGTAGCTGGTAGAAGCCCTCCCATTCAGCCGATTGGAACGCGCAGGGTAGATAGGAATCAGAAATGATTTCGATGTAGACCTGATCGCTCTTCGACAGCACGGGAATCTTGAACGTCCCGTATTCGAGAGGAATTTTACCTAGAGTGTTGTTGATCGAGCCAACCACGCGACCAGTGAAACGAGCCACGTACGGATCACGGTTCTTTGGATACACCCACGCTTCGAACAAACCAGTGTCGTAGTAGACCAAGTTAAGGTTGCGTAGCTGTAGGCGACCAATTGTGATTGGTTCGTTGTCAGTCTTCACGACAATCTCAGAGAAGCGGTAGCGGAACCTGTAAGGGATTCCAGCGTACACAACGCCTTGCGCGAGATACGTCGAGAGTTCGGTTGGTTTAATGATTTTGCCCTTGTACGTGACGTACTGGAGCTTGCTATCGGTGTAGGGAACAGTCGTCACTCCACCAGTCTCAAGCTTCACACGACGGTCTAGGTGCACAGGGAAGCCAGTATCAGTCACACCACGTGCGCTGTCGCGAGACAGGTTGATACGCTCCAAGTACACACCATCGGTTCGCTGGATGAGCAGGTAGATGTCGCTCATGTTGAAATCGACGTTCAGCACCTTGCCGTCGAACGTCCAACGCGACCAAGACGATTGCAGCTTTTCAGTTGCAGACCAGTAGTAGCGGTACACATAGACAGCGTTAGGGTCGCTCTCAGTGATCGCCAAGAGTGTTTCCTCGTTGGACGATGCCACGAGCTTCTTGACCTCACCTGCGATGTACCGAGGGACGTGCGCGGTGATTTCCAAGGCGTTGGTGTTCGAATCAGACTGCTGTTCGACGTAGTATTCACGAACGCCAGACCACGATCCGCGACGGAACGCAAAGAACACGAAACGACCAGCACCCACAGGCTTCGCTTTGAGCGAGGCTTCGAACTGCGTAGACACGTCGATAGAGACGCTCTCAGGGGTCAGAAGGTCAGCAGCCTTCACCACGAACTGCGTCAGGTCAGAGAAGACCAGCAGAGACTCGTTGAAGGGCACAGCGTGTTTCAAGATCGACACTTGGTTGTTCGACACAGCCACGTCGATGGGGTTGCTATCGAGACCAGTAAGGGTCGTCTTGAGGAAGAAGTTGGTGTACTCACCAGCCTCAGAGAAGATCACGTTCTCGTCGCTCAGGAAGCCCAAGCGGTTTCGGTGGAAGAAGATGTCGTTGATCTTCGAACCAGTGAACGACGGGAATGGGTTGGTGAAGTCGTCACCTACCGTTCGATCATCCCATCCAGCTTGTTCGAGTTTGAACGTCCCATCCGTCTGCTTCACCAACTGGTGGGGCATGGTCGCCTTATCAAAGCCAAGCTCCATGTCAGACGCTAAGTCTTCACGCCAGATGTACTGACCGTTTCCTTGAGGGTCTTGTAGAGAGACGTAGTAGTCATCCTCTTGGTCTTTGGCGCTGCCCATTACCTTGATGCGGAAGCCAAGCTTGCCAGATGGAGGGAGGTCGAGGAAGTCAGAGCACTGACCCTTGAATGCCTTCAAGAAGGTGTTACCGCGAGAGTCTTCAACGGTGATTGTGAAGTCACCTGCGTTGTCCTTGCGCTTGATGTAGATGACGCTTTGGAAAAGCTCTACGTCAAACATTGCAGACGGAAGGTTGGTAGTCAGAGCAGTCTTGAGGTCGCTGGCGATCTTGTTGGTCTTCACGTCGTTCTGGTTGGAAGCGACAGACGCATCAAGGGTCGTCTTAGATACGGCAATGCTGCCAGAGCCGTAGTTGATGGTGATCTTGTAGTCGGTGAGGTAGTCACCTTGGCGAACGTAAACGAGAGCCTCAGGAGGGCGCTTCTCGCTCTTAGCTGCGCGTTTGGCTACCGTCTTCGTCTTGTTGACGATGAATGTGTAGTCAGCAATCGAGGTGGCTGTGAGTTGGTTGATTGGATCAGTGATACCAGAGAAGTAGGAGGCATCGCCCGTCACCGTACGCTGCACACCGTCCTTGTCATACACAAGAACCTGAGTGGGGGTGACGGTGAGGATGTAGAACTCTTTCTCGTCACGGCGAATGGTATGGATGAAAGCATTTTCCAAAGCTGTACCATTGATCAGCTTTGCGATGTGTTCAGTGGGTGGACGCTTTCTCAATCCATCGACCACCGTAGACAGCCCGTTCTCTTGAACTTCAGCTTGAGTCTTCAAGCGCAGAGAAGGAGGCTGCTGAGATACCCCGTTGATCAGGTTGGGGATCGATTCAGAGATAAGCGCCATCCTTAGCCTCGTCGAAATGTAGTATTGATGTTGCGGTCAAGAACACGAGAGACAGCGTAGTTGTCGAAGATCGTGTAATCGCCAGTGTCACCCTCGGCATCCTTGAGTTCCACTAGAGCGTACATTTCGTCTTTCTCTTGGAAACCGTGAATGGTATCCGAGCCGACAGTACGGTCTTGGAAGATGCGAGAGGCTTTAATCGTGATGTAGTTTCGAGCCGCTTCTGGGAGCAGTTCGAAGTCGAGGAAGACAACAATGTCGAGTTCGACGGTCTTCCCGATGGTGTACGAGTGCGAGAGCAGATCGTACATCTTGTTGCCGCGCTGCACGAGGTCAAACTCACCAGTCTCGACACTTAGGTCAGCTTTGAGACAGTTCGAGGGGAGAATGATTTCGCCAGAGGTCGTGGCAGGTGTGATGCGATATTTCTTTTCGGTATTGAACTTCCACCCACGCGACTGAACTTCTCGGCTGGTTGCGTTGAGAATCATTTCAGCCATCTCAGCGTCTACCAAGCCAGACTCCAGACTATTCACGGGTGTCTCGCCAATACCCGAAAGCATGATGTTAATCGCTTCGAGTGTAGAGGTAGGGGTCATAATAAATCCAATATCGAAAAAAAAAGGGAGACCCCATTTCTGGAGTCCCCCTTCGGGTTTAGGCAGACAAGATTGCCTGAGCGCAAGCAGGGCGCAGGATGTTGTGACCCATCGCGTACTTCGCGACGATCAGCGTACCCTGACGCTCGATCTGGTACTCAGACTCAACGCCCAAGTCCATCAGCTTGACGGTAGCGGCTGCATCAGGAGTGAAGATGAGACCCTTCACTTTGCTGAAATCAGCCTTGTACTTACCAGCGCGGCTGGAAGTGATCGGAGCCTGATCACCGTCAGACAGAGTAGTGCTCTGGTTAGACTGAGGCAGGTGGTTAGAAACCATCACAGGTAGACCAGCCACCATCGGCACTTGTGCACGGGCAGTAGAACCCATGCCGCCCACGTCAACGTGGAGCCAAGAAGCCTTGGTGATGTCAGAGACGTTCAGGAGAGCGTAGTACTGCTCAGGAGCCAGAACGATGACTGCGTTCTCGTGCGGGACGTTCTTCTTGACGAACTCTTCCACAGCCTTGTAGATCGCAGCAACGATCTTGGTGGGGTCAGTAGCGTCACCAGCAACCGTACCGATGGTCTGGTTGGCAGTGTACACTTCGTCGTCAAAGGCAGTACCAAATTCGGCAGCAGCCTTGGTGCTGTCAGTGATGAAAGCAGCCTTGGCGATGGTGCGGAACACGTTGCGGTCAGCCTGACGTGCCAGAGCAGAGCCAGCTTCCTTGGCGTAGATACCACGCACATCGTAGTGGTTCATTGCCTCGTCAATGTTCGCGATGAACACAGGGCTGATCAGCAAGTCGTCGATGGTCACCACACGTTCGCCATGCTTGACCTTCTTGGGATCAATCATCGCACCTGGAGTGTGGTACTCAGCACCAGCGTAGCCAGTCAGAGGGAAAGAGGCAGATTTGCCTTTGCTGATCGTACGGTTACGATGCAGGGGCATACCAATGTTGGTGTGCTCGAAGGCGGTGAGAACTTCACCAGCAAAGAGCTTGAGGAACAACTCGCGATCATCACCAGCAGCGTTGAACTGACCAAGGCGAGACGGAGCGTAATCGGGCAAAGCCATATTAGCTTCCTTTCAAAAAAGTGGTTGTGCTAAAGTTTGAGGTTTAGAACAAAGACTTTCTTTCTCAGTTTCGTTCAGGATTATCCACCGCAGTGGGTCGAGAGTTACTTCTTTGAATTCGTGTCATTTGTCTGAAAAAAGACCCCCGAAGGGGTCAAAGGATCAGGAGATTACAGGATGTTGGAATGACGAAGTTTATTCGCCACCATCGACCTGTATGCAGGGTCAGTCTCATATCTCGGATCACTCATGTCCTTAGTAAGTTGAGCCAAGGATTGATACGAACCTGCCGAGTTACCGCCGCTCTGTCCTTGGACAAAGTTAGGCATGGTTCCAACTTCGGAACGATAACGAGCGTGTAGACCTCTGATTGCGAAAATCGCCTGATCTAAGTCTTGCGTTTCCAACGAGGCGTTGTAGGCAGCGATCTCACCTTGCGAGAGATTTGCCTGTGCCCATTGGACGATCTTTGCGTACTCTTGTTCGCCACCCACCGAGGACAATGCGGTGTTGCGAATCTGAGCAGCAATTGCGGTTTGACCTTCAATGTAGGTGTCCACGATCTTGCGATGGATACCTGCCTGTTCGAGCGCTTGATACGCTTCCTCAGTCAGACCACCAGTCGTGAGGACTTCCTCAGCGAAGGCATCAAAGTTCAGACCCTTGGAATCAAGGAACTGAGCAGTTTCATTCAGCGAGAACTGGTTGGGGTCATTCGCGCCTGTAACGTCAGGTTCAGCGTTCTGCTGACCAAGACGGCTTTCAAGCTCGGCGTATGCCTTTGCCAAATCTTCTGCTGACTGGAATTTTTCGGGGAGCCACTGAGGACGATCACCAGCGCCAGCAGCAGGGTTACCAGACTGAGGAGGCGTTTGCCCCTCAGCCTTGGCAATCATTGCAGCAGCATGGTTAGGGTCTTCTGTAGTTTCACCTTGAAAAGTGTTTACAGTATCTACCATGTAATTTCCTGATTATGATTTTAGTATCGGCTCGTCAGGAAGCCACCGCTACCTGTGCGAACCATTTTTCCAGAGCCGTCTTTAACGACACTCATGCCCTGTTCTTTGATTTTCTTCCAAGCGTTGAAACCTTGGATGTCTTGACCATCACCGCCGTCGGCTTTGTAAGCTTCGTAGAGCTTGATTTCGCCTTCGAATTGCGGGTCTGGGCGCATCTGTTCGTGCTCAGGAATGTCCATGTTACCGCTGCCTTGTACAGCGGCGACATTGTTCTGAGACGACACCGAAGCACCCGCAGGAGCACCCTCAGCTTCAACTTTCTTAGGAGCACTTGCGCCAACTTTGACGGTGCGTCCTTTGTCCAGAACTTTCACAGAAGCTGCGCTAGGAGCTTTCTCTTCAGTCACTGTTGCACCAGTATCAACTGTCGGTGCTTCAGCTTTCTGAGGAGTGCCAGCAAGCTGCGCGGTACTAGCGATTGTGGTCGCCTTACCAACCATGTCCTTCAATTTGGAAGGTGTGGCTGCATACTTGGGATCAATTGTTTTCTTTCCAGCCACAGTGACTGCGCGAGACCCCTGAGTTGCCACAGGGTAGTTCGGCATACGCGCCGTACCACCTGCATCCACAGTGATCGTGCTACCAGTGCTAGGCTTCGGTGCAGCCTGACCAGCACGAGATACAGTACCAGCAGAATCAACAACGAAGTCAGGCTTCGATGGAGCCGCAGGAGCTTCTGGTTTCTTAAAGTATTTGGATACCGACTCCGCAGCGTCGTCAGCCATTTGCTTGCCCTTCTGAATGACTGGTTTTGCGTATTTTGCACCAGCGGTCAGAGCGGCAGCACCATAGCGTCGGGCTGCGGAAGTAGCGGCTACCCTAGCGCCCCCGAGTACGAGAGCGGCTGCGAGAGGTAGAGGCATAGTTATTCACCTGTTTGTTGTTTCATATACCCCTGAACTACGTGCGGGGTCGCTTTCCCAACTACCTCTTTCATCATTTCCTGCATCTGCATCGAGCGCTGTTGAGCAGCCATTGCTTGCTGTTCTGCAAGCTTCTGCTCAGGGGTCTTGATGAGACCGTCAGTATCGATACCAAGCGATGCGCCCAATCTGTCGATATAATCGCTGATGTTGACTTCACGAGCGATAATGTCGGGGCTGAGGGGCTGGAGGTATTTGAGGAACATCGCAAGCTTGTTGAGGTCTTGCCCACGACCAAGAGCTTCCATACCAGTGATGATCTGGGGCTTGATCGTACCCTTCGGCATCTGGGGCATCTTGCCCTGATTTTCCAGCCGATTGAGGATGTTCGAGATGAGAGGGAATTGTAGTTCTTGAGATAGAATCGAATACACACCGCCGAGAGCGCTTTCGAGTTCCTGAGCCATGAAACGGACTTCTTCAGCCGTCACACGTTCAGCGTCACGCTGCACAGAGGTGTTCAAAAGAAACGCGAAGGCAAGGCGTTCAGCGATGGACTTTGCCGTCTCCTGAGCGATACGCAGGTCAGCCTGTTTCTCAAGCTGGAGAACGGTCACATCGTCTTTTGTGCCTTGTACAAACGCACCGTTGGGCGCGTCTGCGAGTACCTTCATCTTGGTTGTACCGTTGGGTCGAACCAAGAACAGGATTTTAGCAGCCGCAGCGCTACCTTCGACGATTGCTTGCGAGAGCGCTTCGAGGGACGCGAGGTCACCGAAGTACTCTTCAATGTAACCGCGACCATAGTCTTCACCATCCACGCGAATGAATCGCAGAGGGATGAACGGACATTTGTCAGCGGGTACTTTACCCATGCTATCGGGGACGATCTTACCGTCCACTTCTTGCATCAAATGCCAGAAGCCATTCTCGATGAAGCAATAGGTGTATAAATCTAAATTACGTTGCCCTTTATCGTTTGGGTCAGTCAGCAGAGCCTTCGCCGCAGGGGGGAGCATTTGGGGAGAGACGCTTTCCTTGGTAATCATCTCAAGGACGTTACCCATTGCGTCACGCTTCACCACAAAGCGATCCAAGCGGAATACCCTGATACCACCCGCAGGAGGCACGTACATCAGAGCGTTACCAGCGACAATAAGCTGGCGCAGAGCTTCGTAGACGGGCACACGCATCGCAGAGGTTTCAATCTCTTGCATCGCGGTGCGCTCAATCTTTGCGAGACCCTTCTCCATCTGTCCACGTTTGTTCTGAGCAATGAGTGCGAGAGTCGCCTCATCGATGCTCAGACGGAAGAACGGAGAGTTCGGGGGAAGCAGAGCGAGTAGAAGCTTCGATGCGAGGTTGTTGACACCACGTGCACCGACTGCCTGAAAAGGCGTTGGGAAGTCCGAGGATGCAGTATGACCTGCTTTTGGAAGGATCGCGGGGATCGTGAGTTCCGCTGCGCGACGACCTCGGTTCAGAAATGTTTCTCGTTCTGCTTCAAGCTGACTGTAACGATGAGCAACCGAATTGGTTGCTGTTTCCATTATTAGCCCTTAGGTTGAGGGATATTCAAACCAGTAGCGCCATTACCACCGACGTTCGCCACCGACACGTCAACGCGCAAATTCTTGCGGTTGTCAGCGCGACGGCTGTTACGCTGGTCTGCCGCAGTCGCAGTACCTTCAGAGGCAACACGAGCAGCAGGAGCACTTGCTGGAGTAGGTGCAACGGCTACTGCCGCTGCGGGGTTTTCTTTAGGAGCGCCACCGCCCCCACCACCGCCACCACCACCACACATAAACTTCTCCTTAGGTTGGGATATTCAGACCGCTGAGACCCTTGGTTCCCTCAGTCTGCAAATCGACACGGTATTTCTTCGTGCCCTTAGCTTTGCTGCTCAGTTCATCGGAACGGCGCTTCGTCTTGGTGTCCAGTTCCAAATCAGGAGGAGCAGCAGGAGGAGCAGCGGGTGCAGCAGGTTCAGGTGTCGGAGGTGCGCTTGGCGCAGATGCTAGACACATATTAAAGTTCCTGTTCAAAAAGTTGGATCAGAAATTCGACGACGCTACGCTGCCCTTGCAAGAAAGCCACTTCCTCGGAAGTGATATTGCGCTTTTGAGGGAGTCTGTCAGGGAATTCGCGATCCATGTATTCAAGTAACTCCTTGGTTAGAGGAGGTTTCCTTTGGCGTTCATTCATATAAAAACGTCCGATAACGATGAAAAATACAAAAATGGGCATAGGGGGAGGGATTTGAACCCCCAACCTGCGGTTTTGGAGACCGCTGCTCTGCCAATTGAGCTACCCCCACACTGGTGTTACCAGCCCCATTCGCCGCTCATTCCAGCGGCGTTGTAGTCAGTTACTGTGCCTTCGAAGAAGTTCTTAAGCGAATCACCGTTGACGATCCAGTCGAGCCACGGGAGCGGATTCTCTTTGACCCCGAAGTTACCTTTGAGTCCGAGTTGGATAAGACGACGATCCGCGATGTATCGGATGTAGTCTTTGACCTCTTTTGCTTTGAGACCTTCGATTTCGCTCTTCGAACTATAAGCCAAGTCGATAACCTTATCCTCCAGAGCCACAGCGTCTCGGAACATCTGGTAAATAGACTTCTTAAATTCATCGGTTACTACTTTCGGGTGCTCTTCACAGAATTCACGGAACAGTTTTGTCATGCCCTCGACGTGCATGGATTCGTCGCGGATAGACCATTCGACGATTTCGCACATACCCTTCATCTTCCCTACGCGCTGGTAGTTCAGGAGCATGACGAAGGCAGAGAACAAGCTCATGCCCTCATTACAGGCGCTTTGAGCGATTGCCTTTCCCAGACCGTGCAGGGTGTGGGTGTCGGCATCACGCATGAACTCGATCTTGTTCTTCATTTCCTCATATTCGAGGAACGCGCTGTACTCTTCCTCAGCGAGACCTAGAGTGTCGTTCAACAGCGCATAGGCGCGTTGGTGCACAAACTCTCGGTTGACGAAGCTGGTGAGCATGGCACGAATCTCGTTGTTCTTGAATTTGGGTAAGAACAGTTCGATGTAGTTTGTGCCCACCGCCACGTCTGACTGAGTAAACAGGCGCAGGATCGAGGTAATGTGGTTTTTCTCTTGGGCGGTGATTACACCACCCTTCCATTGGGCTACATCTTCATGCAGCTTGGCTTCCCACTCGCCCCAATGGATTTTTTCGTGGGAAATAGCGAAGTCCACCGCCCAAGGATACTTGAACGGTTTGTACGCTGTTGATTCAGTTGTAAGACTCATGTTTACCCGTGACACGCAAGACATTCATCGGAATCTTTCAAGGCATTCCGTACGACCTTTTGTGAAATTTTATCAGCGGAAACACCTGCCGTGGTGCGGAGGTAATACAGCCCTTTCAAGCCGCCTTTCCACGCACGTAAGTGTACGGCATTGACGTACGCCTTATCTGCCCCTGCGGGGAAGAAGAGGTTCACGCTCTGCCCTTGACAGATGAACTCTTGACGATGCGCTGCGTGGTCAACCACCCAACCTTGATCAAGCTCAAATGCAGTCTTGAACACGTCCTTCTCCCAATCCGAGAGGAAGTCGAGGTGCTGCACACTACCATCGTTCAGGATGATCGTTTGCCAGACCTCAGGTGTGTTCTGACCCTTCTCTTCGAGCAGCTTCTCCAAGTACTGGTTCTTCACCAGATGAGCGCCAGCGCGAGTGCGATGGGTATAGGCGTTCGACTTCATTGGTTCGATGGATGGGGAACACCCAACGATGATCGAACTATTGGCGTTCGGCGCAATCGCCAGCAGGTGGGCGTTACGCATACCAGTACCCCAGAGGTCTTGAGGTTCGCCCTCGAAGGTCGCTAGGTATTTCGAAGCGATGATCGCTTGCTCTTTGATCTGTTTGAACACACGACGGTTCAACGAGACAGCAAGGGGTGACTCCCAAGGAAGCATATTCTTCTGGAGCAACGAGTGAAAACCCATCGCGCCAAGACCCAACGAGCGCTCTCTTTCAGCACTGAATTTAGCACGATCAAGCGTGTTTGGAGCATGATCGATGAAAAACTGAAGTACGTTATCTAAGAAGATGATCAGGTCTTGAACCATCTTGGTGTCTTTCCAATCATCGTAGAACTCAAGGTTCACGCTGGATAGACAGCACACCGCAGTGCGCTCTTCGGAAGTCACGAGGTGGATTTCGTTGCAGAGGTTGGAGCCTCTGATACGCATCCCCTTCGCCTTCTGCGCGGGGTTGAGGGCTTTGTTGGCGGTGTCAATGAAGTTGAGGTACGGCTCTCCTGTTCGGAAGCGAGTCTCGATGATGCGCTGCCATAGCTCCCGCGCCTGAATGGTTTCACGAACAGTAGCATCGTGTGGGTCAATCAAATCCCACTTCTGATCATGCACCACAGCTTCCATGAAGTTGTCGGTGATGTTGATCGCGTTGTGGAGGTTGAAGCACTTACGGTTGGGGTCACCACCCGTAGGTACTCGAATGTTGAGGAACTCGATGATGTCGGGGTGAGATACATCGAGGTAGGCAGCATAGCTACCCTTACGTGTCTTGCCTTGCCGATACGCCGTCATGTCGGCATCGACAGTCTTGAGGAAAGGAATTGGGGAGGGGGCAACGTCAGACGTAGAACGTACGTCAGACCAGTGACCACCCACCCCGCCACCTTTAACAGACAACCACCGCAACTCTGCGGTGTGATCGATAAGCCCCTCTAGGCTGTCTGGCACGTACGCCAGAAAGCACGAGATAGGCAAGCCGCGAGGCTTTTCGTTCGGCATCGGGGCATTCGAGAGGACAGGGGAAGCAAACATGAACCAGCCCTTCGCAGCGTAGTCGTAAATGCGCTGCGCGAGTTCCATGTCACCGTAGCTGTAAGCCACGGCAGCACGTGCGAAAGCCTGATCTGGAGTAGTTTCCTCAGGACGCATATAGTAGTCCTTGAGGAGTTTAGAAGCCTGATCCGAGAAGGGGAATTGTTTTTCTTGTAGTTGAATGCCCAGATATTCCATAATTACCTTTTGTCACCGTTTCCTTTGAGAACGCCTCGCTCTTGACGGTCACGAAGCTTTTCCAAATTCATTCGTCCAATATCTGCTAGGTCGTAACCTAACTCCTTTGCGAGAAGCGCACAGAACCAGAGAATGTCCCCGATTTCATGCGCGGTCTCTTCAGCGTCGAGTGCAGAGTCCTTACGGAACGTCTTAGCCACTTTCGAACACAACTCCCCTACCTCACCAGCGATACCAGTGGAGAGATACTCCAAGGCGCGACGAGAGGGGTAGATTGCAGTCTTGGCTGCACCATGCTGGTATTCGTTCAACCCGAAATCCATCAGGTCAAGCTGCTGCTCACTTACAGCCTTTATCACCACAGGGGAGGCAGCTTCCTCTGCCTGTTGGTACGCCTTGTCCAACTTGGAGGGCTTTACCGTCGTAAAGGGATAGGTGTGTCCTTGCATCGTTTTTGTCCTTGAGGAGATCGAAATAGAGTAGAAACATCAGACAGCAGATGGCGTGAGAGAGGTGGCTGTTGCCAGTTTCTGGGTCACGCTTCTCGCCTTCCCACCATGCAGTCAGGTGGCGCAGCGTTGCGTCGTAGTAGCGTGTACGTGCGTTGGGAACGTACATCCAGTTATCGGGGGCGTACTTCTGTGCCCCCTTCGTGAGAACGTCCACAACGTCACCCAACACACCTCGTGGAATGAGAGACCACTGAGGCTTCTGCTTGTCGAATTTTACTCCGAGAGTAGAGGTGGGTTCCATAGTTTAGGTTTCTTTGTTTCGTAGTTGTATTCACCAGCACGTAGGATACGCGCCAGCCGAGCGTTTAACAGAGCGTCATCAGCAGTCTGCTTTGCTTTCTCGAACGCACCGACGACAGCCTTCCACATTGCTTTGGTGTCCTTGGGGTCGATCCCCGCGAGAACTTTTGAAGCGCCTACTTCACCTACGTTGTGTGCACCCTTGAAGTTGTCAGTGGTGTCACCCGTGAGGGTCTGCTTGAAGAAGTTGTAGTCAGCCTCAGCCTCGGTGATGTGCACCCACTTGCGGTCATCTGGAACGTAGTGGATGGATGGAACGGTCTTCATGTCCTTGTCGTCAGAGATAAGGGCGTAACCATTCTTTGCATCAGAGGCGAGAATGCCCATTACGTCGTCGGCTTCGAGGTTCTCCATGATGATAGTAGGATACTCATCGATCAACCATTGACGCAGCGGCTTGAAACACAGCGGCTTGCGAACGTCTTTGCGGTTCGCTTTGTACTCGGGGTACAGTTCTTTGCGGAAGTTCTTCTCGTGCGACAGCACAATCTCGACGTGAGAAATGTCCGTGAGGAATTTCATGTGCTCGATGTATTGCTGTGCGCTGAGGTAGCATTCCTCTTCAAAACTGTGCAGCGTCCAGAGACCGCCGCCCCAATTGACAGGATGCTCTTTGGAACTGGCGACCCGCCAGCAGATCAGGTCGCCGTCCAGCAGTAGTTTGCTGATCTTGTCAGACATAGGGGTTACGCTCTTTGTCAACGACCAAGGCAAGCCCCACAACACCACACACAACCAAGATACCAATGACGACTGCGATGATCGACGGGGTGAACACGATCCACCACGACCAATCAATCCAGCCCATGATTTTGGAGCAGGTGAAAATGATGGTCAGAATATGTAGCCACATACGTAATTTCTCCTTTAGCGCAACTTACGAAGCGCACGAATAGCGGTGATGGGGTCAACATCGAACCACTCACCACGACGATCAAACGATACTTGTTCGAGCAGCTTGTGCGCTTGCTCTTCTGCCGAAGCAGCGTCCTCAGCAAAGACGACATACTCGACACGGTAGTCTCGGTATGGATCGCCAGTGTTCAGACTGTTACAGCGGTCATACGCATCGACTGCGCGACCACACTTTAGCCAACCATCAAATGCAGGGTTGGAGATAAGGTAGATGTAGCCCTCCTTGCAGGAGTCGTACATCGCCAGAGTTGCCTTGCGGATTTGTTCAGCAGTTGTGCGCGGGTTGATAAAACCCATCGCGATGTACACCGCTTCGTGACCGCCTTCGCGGTAGACCTCGTGGAACGGATGGTTTGGGTTTCCAACACGATACCGACGACCATTGATGGTCATACGGGTACGATCTTCAAGACGACGATCAGTGTGTTTCTGCCCAATTTGCTCCGAACTTGTACTCGCCATCGAGTGGGAGACGGAAGCCGTAGTGTTCACCTGCGAGTTTGATTGCTCGAATACAGAGTTGTCCAATGAGTTCACTATGTTCTTTCTTCACGAGCACTTGTACCTCATCGTGGACGTACGCTACCTGTTGGTAGTCAACGCCATCGACGAAGCCGTGCTCTTTGAGTAGTTGATGAAATGTCACGACCCAACGCTTGCAAATAATTGCACCAGCGCCTTGTAGTAGAGTGTTGAGAGCAGCGTGAGCGCTGCGAATAGGCATAATCCTACCATCCAGACCACGGATGTATCCACGCTCTGCGGCTCGTTGAACTCCTCGTTTGAGTTGATCAAGAGCAGGGGTCTTCGCGAGGAATGCCTCTTTGAGTCTCTTTCCTTCCTTAGCGCCCTTCCCGACAATCTTTCCAATCTTCTCATCGCCAGCCCCATAGAGGAATGCGTAGATGAAAGTCTTGGCGTTGTCGCGAGTCGGCAAGCCAGCCGCTTCTTGGTTCGCGCTATGGATGTCGCCTTCAAGGAGGACTTTGCCGTAGGCTCCTTCGTCATACTTAGCCATGAAATGGGCAAGACAGCGTAGTTCGAGACCTGATACATCGCACCCCATGAGGACGTATCCTGATGGAGCGTAGAAAAGGGAGCGACAGTCATTCCCATAAGCAGCCTTTACGGAGGGCACTTGTGCCATGTTTGGATTTTGGTGGGTACAACGGCTTGTCACAGCCCCCATAGTCGTGACCTGACCATGAATGCGACCAGCCTTTTCAAGCTTGAGCCACGCCTGTCGCCCTTCAGCCAGTTGCCCAATTCGCTTCTCAACGAGCAGATACTCGCAGAGTAGTTTGGCTTCTGGGTAGGGCAGCGTGTTCAGTACCGCTTCGTCCACCTTCGGTTGGTTGGTCTCAGTGAAGACCTTGGGCTTCCAGCCCTTCTGCATCAGCTTCCGTGCAATGTGATCGCGACTGGATGGATTGAATGTCACCCATCGAATCTTCGTCATCGGACAGCCAGCAGAGTAATGTCCTCGTGTGACCTTTGGAACGAACTCACCTTCAGATTCCCACCACGCACCGAAAGCCTCTTCAAGCTTGCGCTTTAGTTCTTCGCGGCGGTCTTGCAGGACAGCGTAAAGCTCCACAGCCTTACGCACATCGAACGGGAACCCGTGATCCGTCTGCTTTAGGCAGATGCGGTGAATCTCGTGTTCAAGCTCAATGGCTTCTTGTGAGTATTCCTTCTCTTCAATTTTCTTGAAAAGCTCGTACGTCACATCCACGTCGTTGGCGCAGTAGTCGAGCATTTCTGTGGTGTACTCTTGCCAATCAGTAGACTCGTTGAACGAACCTTTATGTTTGCCAAGACGTACGCCCCAAGCTTTCAGACTATGCGACCCGATCAGGGACGATGGTAGATTGCCTTTGCGGTGCGCGTTGAAGTCGCGCTCCTGTAGGTCTGACCAGATCAACCGCGAGAGCACTAAGGTGTCCGTCACCTTGCCGTAGTATTTCCAGCCAGTAACTTTCTCCAGTGCGCGGAGGTCGTACGCCATGATGTTGTGACCTATGAGTTCTTCAGCATCACTGAATAAGCTCAGGGCATTCTCAATCTGGGTAGGATCAAACCTGTATTGGGTATCTGTGTCGGGGTCATACGCCACGATGCAGTGGATCGTTGACACCTTGTCTAAGAGACCGTTGGTCTCGCAATCGAATATAAGTCTCATAGTCCTCTCTCTGGAGTAACGAAAATAAAACGGAGGTCAGCCCCTAAACTGACCCCCGAGTGTCTTTCTACTATTGGGCGACGACCCTCAGGTCTTGAAATGGGGAAGAGAAGCGCGACCATCTGCTTCTCTTATTTACGGTAGGCTGTTACTCCTACCCGCCGAAGTGTGGATAACGGACTAGGGAACGTCCGTCATAGCCATAGCGCCCTAGTTTGTGTGGGCGATAACGCTTACAAAACGCGAGAGTTCAGGAAAGTGGTCATCGCCTCTTTCGAATTGAACTCATGCTTGACGGTCTTACCGCCTTCGTTCAGCGCCACCGAGAACCCATGCGGAGGACGCTTGGCAATCACAGCCACAGGGATTTCCTGCGGGGCTGCTTCGCCCTTTGCTTCCTCAGCCTTGGTAGTCTTCTTTGTCATCTGATAATCCTTGTCAAAAAACCTTGAGAGAATAGAACCCATCAATACTCCTCGGCAGAGTCATCGTTTCCGAATCCACCCACCTCAGTCATTCGACCAGTCTCTCGATTGTATTCGAGTTGACAGGCAACACCTGTTTCACCAGTCCAGCGGTTCTTGAGAACACGCAATGTGGTGAGGTCAGCTTCGTCGCCTTGCTGATCGCGCTCCGCGCCAATAACAATGTCGCTCAACTGCCCAATCGCAGCGGAGCCACGCAATTGTGCTAGAGAAGTCTGAGCGCCTTCTTCGTGCCCCTTACCCTGCGGAGGACGCTTGAGGTGTGACACGAGAACCATGCCGCACTTCACTTCCTCGACCAGAGCGCGGAGCTTGGTCATGGTGTTGTCGATGAGACGACGTTCGTCGCCTTCGTCGATACCACTCACAACAATCGACAAGTGATCGAGCACGATGAAGTCACAGTCGCAGCCTCGCACGAGGTAGCGAATGCGGTTCATCAGGTTGTCACTGTCGGTACTTCCCCAATGGTCGTACAGTTCAACTCGGGGAGCGAGAGCATCGAAATGCTCTTTGTACTGCGCCATGTCTTCGTGAGACAGGTGCAGCAGCTTGTTTGCGCGAATGCTCATCAAGCCAAGGGACGTACGCTCGATGCTTTCTTCGAGCGCGATGTAGCCGATCTTCTGTCCCTGTTCGATCAGGTGGTAGGCTACCTCACGGCAAATCTGCGACTTGCCTATGCCAGAACCTGCGGTGACCGTAACAATCTCACCCTTACGAATGCCAGCCGTTTTCTCATTCAGTCCTTGAAAGGGGTATTGGAATGACGTGGCGACTTTGGGCGTGGCGATGCGCTCCCAGATGTCTTGCATCGAGACGATGCCATCTGGACGGAATGTCTTCGCTCCCCACATGGCGTTCAGCAGTTCAGCAGAACGACCAGCCACAAGCATTTCGTTGGCATCCTTGAGGGGAAGCGTGGCGATCTTGGCTTTGTTGGGGGGCAGCAATGCAGCGCATTCTTTCGCGGCAGCGATGCCATGCTCGTCGTTGTCGAACATGAACACCACGGTCTCGAACAGGCACAACCATTCGAGGTTCTTCTGGATTGCCTTCTTCGCGCCTTTAGCACCTGTAGGTACTGAAACGACTGCCCATTTGTTACCTTGAGCTTGCGAAAGCGAAAGTGCATCGACTTCGCCTTCCACGACAGTGACCAGCTTACCGCCGTCACGCCAGAGGTGCATCCCATACAGACCAGCGTTCTTGGTGTCACCAATGAACATGAAGTCCTTGTTTGGGAAGCGTACCTTCTGGGCTACCGTCGCACCCTGAGCATCTTTGTAATTCGCGATTTGAACCGTTTGACCTTTGAACTTACCCACTGTGTAGTCCCAGATACGGCACGTTTCAGCCGAGAGACCACGCTTAGAAAGCTCACGCGAAACGCCAGCAAGAAAGCCAGTGTTATCGCTGCGATCTTCTTCTTGAGTGTCAGTATCATCAGTCATATCGCCTTTGAAATGTTTGTTACATGAGAAACAGAATGCGTGACCGTCTGAATAAACAGCCTTCGCATCACTCGAACCGCAGTTGTCGCAAGGCTCATGCCTTAGGAACTCTGACTCATCTTTTCCTTCCACCACTTCTCCACATTAAAAGTTGGACACGCTCTCCCCTTGTCGAAGTCGCAATGTCCACAAACTTTCGCGTCAGGGTAGAGGACTTTGAGTTGATAAATCACTGTTGCCAGTGACTCGTACTGCGCGTCCGTAAAGTTTGTCTCAGGCTTTCCAGCCTCGTCGATACCGCCTACCAAACAAACACCAACGGTGTCTGCGTTGTGGTTCAGAACGTGCGCTCCAACTTCGTCAATGGCTCTGCCGATTTCGACTTCACCATTGCGACGGATCACGAAATGATACCCGATCTTCAGCCAACCGCGCTGACGATGCCACTGGTCAATTTCTTTTCGACCAATGTCCATTGAGGGTTTGGTAGCGGCGCAGTGTACGACAATGAAATTTGTCTTACTTCGCTTGCTCATTTATCCATGCCTTCGGAATTCGACCTTCTGCGTATTTGAAGCCGTACTTGTCGCACCATTCCGCATTGGTCATCTTTGACCCCTGTACGCGCCCTTCGAGGCGCTGAAAGACCATTCGAATGTCTTTGTCAGGGTGTTGTTCTTTAACGGCTCTCATCTTCCGCTGGTCGTCAGATTTGAACCATCCCTTTGTCTCTACGAAGATGCCATTCTCCAGTTCGAAGTCTGGTTTGTAGTCACGCAGTACAGCGTACTTGAGACGCTTGCCCTCGTACGTGTACGCAGCCCCCTGCATTCGCAGGAGACGTGCTACCTCAGCTTCGAACTTGGATTTGAAAGCTGGCTCAGAAGTCTTCGTCTTCGTCGTCGAAGTGCTCTTCTGCTTTCTTGTTGCCATTCTTCGCTTTCACTGGTGTGTCATCTTCTTTGGCTACGTAGCCATCCTCTTCTTCCTCTTCTTCGAAGTAGCTGCCGCCACCTGCGTAGGTTTCGAGTTTGATGATCTTGATTGCTTTCAGGCGCAGAGAGACACCAGCGGTCTTGCTCGAAGCCATGAAGTACTTACGAGGCTCGAACGCGATCTTGGCAGTCGTGCCGTTACCAATACGGAAGCCGTCGTTGGTAACGTCGCCATCCTCATCGAACTTGAGGATCGGTGTGCCCTTCGAATCGAGCACAGCAGGGCGCTGCTTGTAGATTTTGCCTTCTTTGGTTTTGCCTTGGGCTTTGAGCTTGAACTTGAATTTAATCTCGCCAGTCTCATTGCCGTCATCATCAGTGACAGCTTCATAGGCAGGTGCGATCAGAGGCTTACGCTTCGGGTTCTCCTCGATAGCGTCGTTCTTTGCCTCTTCAACTAGCTCATCTAGTTCGGCGCACAGTTCCTGAGTCGCAGGATCATCAGCCTTCAGATAGAAGTCGCAAGAGTAGATACCAGCTTTGTCAAACTTGAAGTCAGGTGTGACAACCTTAGCCCACTCAACACGACCTTTGGGGGTACGCATAAATTTGCTCACTCGCAATTTCTCCTAAATCGTATATTTACGGATGTAGAAATCCACGTCGATGCCCTGTGCAACGAGCTTCATGTGGAAATCAAGGGGGATTGGTTCTTCTTCTTCGATCAATGCGATCAAGAAGTCGATCATCAGATCAAGTGTATCTTCACTCACCAGTCGTTCTTTCCCATTTGAAGGATCGACAAGGCGTGAGCCAATTGATCCCGATTGAAATAAACCTCGCCAATGTCGCCACCGAAATCGAGAATGACGATCTCTTCGTCTTCACGATCCAGCGTGACGGTTACATCTTTTCCACTTTCGAACTTGAAGGTTTCAAGATCGAGAGTGTAGCGAGGCACGTACACATCTACCGCGACACGTTCCATAGTTCCTCCGTTTTGTCTGGGCGATAATGCTACTAAATTGAATCAGGGCTTTTTGAGGGGGTGAACTTCAGCCCATGCCACGATGTGGATGATGTTGCCCATCATGTCCTTGCAGTACGAGTACATCCCGTCCAGATGGTCGAAGAACAGAACGTCCTTCGTGGCAGCAATCTCAACCCACGTCTTTGGCTCGACGTTGTAAAGCTCTTGAATGGGCAGTCGCTCCCAATCCTTGATGTCAACTTCACTGATCATGTGTTTCTTCCTTTTCAAGTCTTACAGCGCCATATCGCGCCATGTGTTTGATGTTTTCACTGAGGTTCGCCAGAATCATCATCGACACGGATTCATCTGGCTTGTCGGTACAGTCGTTGCTCCCCCAAAAGGCACGACAGCGCACCCCTTTCGGGGTGTCTTCGATTGAGAGCAGCGCTTTCATAGGAGGCTGATCACTTCTGGGTAGGGCTGCGAGAGCGCCACCTTGATCTTCTCTGCTACGTCGCGGTGCTCCTTCTGTGTCGATGGGTCGAGGCGCACTTTGAGGTAGTGAAACCAGCTACGTAGGTTTCCCGTCATGTACATTCGGCTCATGGTGTTGCCCTCTGGCAGCACGACACGAGCACACTCTTTGGCGATGCCGTTGGACAGCGCCCAATTGTAGGCTTCGAGTGCTACTTCGGTTGCGCGTTGCTGGCGCTGTGTCCACTCTGCTTGAAGCTCTCGGTCTTGAACCTCGATGCTGTTCTGACGGTTCTTGTGGTCTTGCATTCGGCATTCGCGAACAGCGAATTGCGTAGCCACTGCGTACCGTTGACTGAACTCTTGGAACGAGAACGAGCGATGACGGAGAATCTGACGTGCAATGTCACGTGGAGTTTCAATCTCGACGCAAGCGCCAATCATTTCGAGCGGAGACCAGTGGTCGTGCTCGATGAGGTACTTGATGAGCTTGGCTCCCGTTTCCTTGTTGTCTTGATTCGAGGGGTTGCTCACACGAGCGATATAAGCGGTCAGGTCTTGACCAGAGGGCGTTGCCCAAATGAGTTTTACTTTGTTCATTTCAGATTCAAATAAAGTCCAACTTGCGCGAGGGCGTAACCTACCCACATGAGTCCGTTGCCCATCGCCCCCTTCTGCCACTGGAGGACACCCACGGTGAGGTATCCAATTCCCGTGGCACTGACGATCAGCTTCTCAATCATACGTCCTCCTCAGGAACGTACTTGGTGTTGAGCGTGATGAAGCTGCCGTCTTTGTTGCGTCGAATTACTCGCGACGTACGCACACGCTGACACCCGAGGTGTGGGTGATCGAGTGCGAAGACAGCAGCCACGAGTGCTTTGGAGCCGTGCCAGTGAAAGAACTCAGGCTCCCCTCTGTAATGAACGATTGGCTTCTTTGATTTCATACTTTCCCTTTTTGCTCCTGCACCAGCATGAAGCGACCCAAAGCGTGAAGCAGGTAGTCTGCCTCGGAGTAGTCGAGGCACACGTAGTTGTCCTGCTGTGCTGAACTGAACGAGGGGAAATGGGCGATGTACCCATTACCCGTGTCCCTGACGCTGGCGAGAATTTCGCCTTTCACGTGCTGCGACCACATCCCATGTCGGTGGGCGCGAATGATCACCTTGTTGCGTTTCTTCTTGATTGAATACTCCACTGCAATATCTCCTGTATCGTAACAATTAAGCGAAGAAGAAGTCAGACTCCAAGACCCTGTTCAGGTCTAGGTTGCCTTTGGATGGAACCTCAGGCACGTCATCAACAACTTCCAGAGCGTTCTGACGGTACTGCTCCAACACATCGTTCTCTGTGTACATCCACACGAACGACTCGCGGATCAGTCGCGCCAAGACAGGGGTGTCTGCGGCGTGTGTGCCGTAGCTGTCGTGGATCATCGCGAAGGAGTGGATACCTTCATTGACTGCTTTGGTGATAGTAATCGTCATTGCTGCTGCGTCCATTGAGTGAACGAAGTTGGGTGACGACCCTTGCACTGCGCGGCGCTTGTCCAACTTGGTCAGGTCAAGCTCGTTGACCGTGGGCATGATCAGCGTGTTGTCGATGTACGTCTTGATGCGGCGATCTTCGACAGAGGGGTATTGCTGTTGCACCACGAAGCCAGACGGTGAAGTCCAGATCAGAGGCAGGTTGAGCTTGGAGACTCGCGCAGCCACGTCTTGAATCCAATCCATCGCACGACGTGCAGACACCACCACTTCGCTGATCGCATCCCACACGTAGCCCGTGAGGTACTGCGAGGGTTTGAAGAGGTCATCACCCCAAGGGCTGTGTGCACCACCCTCGATCTTCTCGATGATGTACTCTTCGATGTAGGCGCGACACGAGAAGCGCTGACCACCGTAGGGCACGACCATCACAGGGCGCTTGCAGGTCTTGCGGTTGATACCGAACTCAAGCCACTGCTTTGCCATTTCATCACCGCGCTCTGCGTCAGCCTTGACGTGCTCGATCACACGGTTGGCAACCACTTGGTAGATGTCCTGTGGCTTGTCGAATGGCAGTAGGTTGGTCGCAGCACCGCCCACTTCATCCAGCAGTTGAGCGCTGAAATGCTGCAATCCGTTGTTGCTGCCGTCCATGCCGATAGGCAAGCGAGACATGAAGCCGAATCCCTCACGTGTGTAGCCAGCCCACTCAAAGCAGAAGGCGAGGAACATCCAAGGGTCATCAGCCTCAAGCCACCAGCGATTCTGCAAGGGATCATCAGCGCACTCCAAGATGCGTTCGGTGTTCGCATAGACGAACAGTTGGCGGTCTTGGAACGACACCTTGTCGTTGCCGAAGCTGTTCGCTCCGTGGATTGCCAACCAGCCAGCTTGCTCTTGGTTCTCGATGGGCTTGCCATCTGCGAAGTGCAGCAGCGCCTTGGCGTAGGACGTACCCTGAGGTGTCAGGAAGGGGACTACGGTGTACTTACGACCACGGAAGTCCATCTGGTAGGGGAAGTAGAAGCCCTCGTACTTGGAGAAGCGCTGTGCCAGTTGCAGTGTACGTGCAAACTGGATTCGCTTGCTCTTGATACGAGCGTTCTGCTGGTGGATGCGCGAAGCCATGTGCTTCCATGCGACAAAGCGCTGGCGCTGGTCTTCGGTCATCGCTTCCTTGTCCAGATTGGGGAATGGGGACGGAGGGATCACGTTGTCGTTGCGCTGCGGGAGGTCTTTCCACACAGCACCGCTGTCCCACGCAGCTTGCATCACGTCGAGAAGTTGCTGGTTGACAGCCCACTTGGTCTTCTGGAGCGCGTTCACAGCCGCATACTCCATCGGCATATCGTGGTTCTTCATTTCCTCAAGGTACTTGCGGTTGTACGTCTTGATCAAAGGCAGGGGACGCAGCGTCTCGAAGTGGTAACCACCACCAGTAGGCTCAGTCCAATCCTTCGGGGGGACGACAGTGGGGAGGTAGAACGGGGACAGGAGTTCGCCGTTGCGATTCACCTTTTCGATCCAGTCAAGGGTCTTCTCCGTGGCAACCACGTAGGTTTGGCGCTGCTTGCGCCCGTAGACCTGTGTCTTGACTTCAACGATACCCGTCTTGGTCACCAGAAGGTCGATGAGCTTACAGCCCAACGACAGCTTGTCCGTCTTCGACCACGGTTCGTAGTCGATCAACGCCTTCTTGTTCATCGTGTGGATGATGGCGTAACGACGGAAGTGACGGTTCGATGTGCGCTTGGTCACCTCGTTCTGGATGACACGGAACCAAGCCTTCTCCTTCTGCTCGAAGATCGAGAACTTGAACTCATCCTCCAGCGCACCCGCAATGGTCATTGCCACCTTGGTCAAGGAGGCACGGTTCGACACGCCATCGATCACCATTTTCAAGGTCAGGAATGCTGCCTTGTGGGGGTCGATGCTGTTGAGCATGGGGGCGGTGAGGTGGGAGCGACCCTTGCCACCTGAGAAGGCATCCTCAAGGAATTCCTTGATGCCATCTACAACGGCTTCCACTGAGTGTTTCATCAGAGTAATACCGTAGAGGGTGGTCGCTTCAGATTTACTGTTCTTAGCCTTCTCCAAATTCTTGTAGTAGGTATGTACAGTTACATCTTTCATCTCTTCTTCAAGAGCTTGCTGTTCTTCCCAAAGATTCATTTACTCTCCTATGTCTGGGGTTTGTCTGGGCGATAACGCTGATCAATTAGAACGGCGCTTCTGGAAGGCTTGAGAAGTCGAGCTTGGGCTTGGGTTGTCGCCTTGCCTTGACCGTCCACCCTTCACGGATGGAGACCCAAGCTTCGGCTTCTTCCCTGCGATGGAAGACCCTCATCAGGTTCCCTTCTTCGTCCCTCACTTCGTATCTCATGCCACTCCTTACGCCACACGGGGGTGTCGAGCCACAAAATCTGTACGGTATCGTAACAAATGAATGAAAGCCCAACGCAGCGTGGATTATACACGAAATTTCAAGCGGTTGGGGAATGTCTACGTATGGGGAAGTTTGTGGCAGTGGATTTTGAGTCTGGTGCGGGTGGTCGGATTCGAACCGACACGCTTGAAAAGCAAGGGTTTTTGAGACCCTCGTGTCTACCGTTTCACCACACCCGCGCCACATCCAATGCCACAAACTCAATCAGCAGACTGTCAGTCTAACGCTGCAATCGCGTCAGCCAGATTGGAAGGGGCGAGGTGTGCATACCTCATTGTCATCTGGATTGTCGAGTGGTTGAGCAGCTTGCTTACGGTCTGGATGGGGATGCCCTTCTGAACCAGCCGCGAGGCGAACGTGTGTCGCAGGGTATGCAGGGTCACGTCGTCCATCCCGAGGTGCTCCACAGCCCTCACAAAGCGCTTCTGGAGCGCGTCGTAGGGGGTAGGGAATAGGTTGCCCTGCCCATGCCTTGAAACGCGCTCTGAGACGATTGCTGAGGCTCTCTTGGTGAGGGGTATGGTGTGGTCGCGCCCGTTCTTGGTGTCCCAGATGGTCACCTGACCGTTGCGAACGTCCTTCCCCTCCAGCTTGAGCAGTTCCCCGCAGCGCATTCCAGTGTCCAGCAGTACCGCGCAGCACTCGAAGAGGTCGTGGTCTGACCACTGGAGGGCGATGAGGTTGAGCAGTGCAGCTTCTTCCCCTTGGGTGAGGAAGCGCAGCCGCCCTTGGCTCTCCTTCTGACGGGGGATGTATGGCAGCTTCTCCAGCGCCTCACTTTGGTGCGCGTACTTGAGCACCTTGGAGAGCGCCGACAGCTTGCGGTTGACCGTCCCGTTGGAGTTGCGTTGCTGACGTAGATGTTCGATGTACATTGCAACGCGCTGCGTAGTAATTTCGGATACGTACACATTTCGACCAAAGAAAGACATGGCTGCATCGCAGTTGAGCAGCACCCCTTTCTCTGACTTGGTGTCGCGCCAGTGCGCGGCATGACACCGTTCTACGGCTTGCGAAAGTGTCCAATCCTTGGAGCCAAGAATTTGAGGAGCCTCCCTGCCCTCCAAGATAGCCAGTTTGGTTGCCGCCTTCCAACGCTCCGCTTCCTCACGTGTGGGCAGGATGCGGCGCTTACGCACCCCATTGACTGCGACGTAGGCTTCAAAGCCCTTTCCTCGTGGTGTGATGCTCATTCAACGATCTCCATCAGTGTGTTGAGCACCCGCTTTCCCTTCTGGGTCAGCGCGATGCGTTTGCGTACTCTGAACATTGGGTCTTCCTCTGTGGTCAGTAGTCCATGTCCTCCTTGTGATTTTACACCAAATTCCGTCAGCTTGCTGATGTTCCTCGACGCTGCCGCCGAAGACACCCCAAGAGCAACACCAATGTCCTTGATGGACACACCATCTGGCTTGTCAGCCAGCGATGCCGTGTAGAGGAACGAGAGCACCGTTTGTACGGGCATCTCAGGATCGAACTTCCTGAACTCCTCGACAGCCCTGATGAGCTTTTGGAGGGTCTTGCGGTCTACAGTAGCCATGACATCACCAGCAGCCATTCCCAGACTTGGACGTAGATGTCCCTGCCATCTCGTTCGTACGCTATGACAAAAGTTGCACGAGCGCAACGATTAAGTGAGACCTCGACCCATCTTGTGCGTAGAAACATTGTTGACCTCCCAGAACGAACGCCCTTTACCGCGATGAGTCTAACAATCGGTTGACGATTCTCAAATCTGGAAAGCCTTCAAACTCAGTGGGCTGAAATTTAAGCACCCCCCTTACCCCATGATAGTAGTTGCCCTACCCGCGAGGCGTAGCGCATAGCGAAGCCGAGCAGATACACGGCGAAGCCGCTGATTTTGAGTGAGCGTAGCGAACGTCGATCTCTGGCACAAAAAAAGGCTCAAGCCGAAGCCTGAGCCTTACTTGCGACGAATCATGTCGATGATGCCGAGAAGCAGAGCAGCGAAGCAGATAAGCCAGTAGATGAGAGTGAATGTGTGTTTATCAATGGACATGGTACGAGACATTGCGAATGTCTCTGTCCCAACAAGCACGGCATTCCTTGCATTGGTTATCCTGCTGCGGAGCACGACAGGCGAAGCCGATAGGCTGAGACTTGTGCACCGTAGAGGTGTTGGCGAAGCGTTTGGGCGCTGGCTCGTCGATGAGTTGCGCGGAAACGCGCACGACTAGATTGTCAGGGAAGTCGCCAAACATTTCTTGGTACTTCTCGACGATCTGGTACTCACGAGTGGGTAGCCAGTGCATGACCTGTGGAGTCGCTTCAGCGACGAACACGATTTTCATCAGATGAGCTACGGACTGAAGGTCGCCCGAGTCATGCCAACGAAAGTACGTGTCGCCAGTTGAGGCAATGAGCGCAGCCATTGCACTGACCCAACGAGGGTCATCAATGGATGCAGCGCGGCGTTCCATTGCGTTTTGTACGTTCTTGAAAAGGTAGCGACCTTTGAGAGCGTAGCACGATGAGCAAACGGAGTTTGCAACATCGCGAAGCTTGGAGCCAACATTGCACATGACAGCAGGGATGCTGTAACCGTGGCAAGGCATTTTGCTTGGTTTGGACAGAGTGCCGACGATAGCTTCGGCTTGTTTGCGAGTGAAGTGCATAGGCACGAGAGTGACGGACTGTTGCATCATGCCTCCTGCTTGATGCGATAGCCCTCTGGTGCGAGTGCGTTCCAGATTGCGTAATCTGGGTCGAGTTTACGTGCGGCAGCGTGGAGCGATTGACGCTCGTCGCGACCTTTGACCCACGTGCCATAGTGGTCGGAGTATTCGTACGTCCAATCGTGACGTGCGAGGCGTTGTTTGTAGTTGTCGATTTCAGACATGATAGTTCTCCTTTAAGCGATGATTTCAACAGGGGCTGTGGTTTCGATCCACACGTGTGCGCCGCATGAGAGCGGCTTATCAGGCGAGTAGATGATGGACGACTCGCCGTGAATCTTGACCTCGTAAGCATAGTCGTTGCTTTTGTAGGTCTTGACCGTAAGAACTGGCAGAGGTTTTGCCTCTGGGTTTTTACGATTGGCTTTGATGTTGTGCTGATTTACATGAATGATGGTTTTCATACAGCCTCCACACGGTATTCACGTGTGATGGCGCGACGAATTATCATCATCACGCCAAATTCTGGGTCACGTAGACCAGATGCTTTGGCAGCTTTGAGCGTTTTGAAGGTGTGCTCGACACCGTTGTGTTTGATAACCCAAACGATGCGTTTGGTGATGCGTTGTACAGTGGACATGATAGTTCTCCTATGAAGTGAATGAATGGGAGCCGAAGCTCCCGATGATTTTACCACCAAGAATCGTAGTAAACCTCGTTGCCAGCGTTGAGTGCTGTGAGTGCCTTACCAATGAAGGTGAAGGTGGCTTCAATGTCCTCAGGGTAGATTTCCTGTGCGCCAAAGAAGAAACCTTTTGTGCACACTAAGCGGTTTTCCATTATGTCAGTGACGAGGTTGTGCAAGTCCTGTTTTGTTAGCCGCAATGGAATGCAGTTGAAGTCACGATTATCGTCTACACCTTTTCGCTCTGCGAGCTTTTCCATCCAGCCATGTAGCGCATTGAATTTGCGCCAGTATGCGATGTCTTCGCGCTCTGCGTTGTCAGCGATAGAGAAGTCAGTGTTGTCGTCGTGCTTTGCGACGGAATAAGCGTACATATCGAGACCCATGATGTGCTCCTTAAGCGAATGAAAGTGTTTGACCAGCGCAGCGCATACGTTTGACGTTTGCAGCTTTGAATGCACGGATGCAGTCGTCGCGTCCGTTGCGGTGCAAGAGATTGTTTTCAAGCACGGGGTAGTGCCCACGAATGAGCATTGGCTTGTACAAGAACTTGCAATTGAGGGTGCGTTCGCGACCATCGACGGTGACGAAGGTCACCGAGAAGATGCGTCCGTTGGTGTTACGCAGGAAGACGAACACTGCAATGATGCGCTTGATTGTATCGATGCGTGATGAAAACATGATAGTTCCTTATGAGAGAAAATTACGATTACGCAAACATTTCGTCAACGCGAGAACGCAGCTTGGCTTGTTCAGGCGTGTAGATGGGACGAACCCATTGGTTGTCGATGAGCACACCTGCAATGTCGTGTGCGTAGATGGAGCCAGTCTCGGTGTACATACCCTCGACAGTTGCCATGCGAATGTTGCCTTTGCGGTTGTCCTCAATGGTAGCTTCCCAACCATTGCGAAGAACGATACGCATACCTTTTTTGATGTCGTTGGTTTTCATGTCATTTCTCCTCTTTGTTCATTGCTGCGATACGTGCTGCCTGTTCAGCGCTCTTGCGTGATTTGTACACGTCCAAGAGGTACGACGAGACGACTGCTGGCTCGTTTTGAGCGTAGTGATAGTGTTGACCGTCGTCGTAGTGGTAATCAACGTCGCGCAACTCAGCAGCCAAGCCGATGAAGTTGCGAATGTCGTGCAAAGACCAGTGATCAGGCACGAGGAACTTGCGATAGCCGATGGAAATGACAGATTGTTTGGTCATGGTATTACTCCTTGAAAAGACCGATGAGCGCTGCTGAGGACATGATGCAAGTCATGGCAGCGAAGAACATGACTGCATTGCGATACGGGTTGAAGCCCGTAATCATATCGATTGCGAACCAGCAACCTGCGATGAAGAGCAGGGCGGCTGTGATGATTTTGATGTGCGAGAGCATGATAGTACCTCGTGGATAAAAAAGGCTCAGAGAGCCTTGGTAGCTGCGCGATACAGCTTACGCAGGTTGACCAGTTGATCCTGTGCGTTGCTCAGTTGCTCTTCGAGGTGAGCGATGTAGCCGTCGCTCTTCTCTTGCTCGATAGCAGCGTTGAGTTTCTCTTCGAACTCGAACACTCGTTCAGCGGCTTTCTTGCCCCAGAACTCACAATTCTTAATAAAGCCTTGGAGCATCACCTTCTTGGTGAAGTCGTCGGCGCTGTCGATGAGAGTCAGGATTTCTTGGTTCATAGCTTTCTCCAGTTGGTTAATGTGCCGCGAAGCGGTGGCAGGTGCAGAAAAAGGTTTTGCAAGCACGGAGCGCAGCGGAGAAAGAAAAAGTTTACGAGTAGAGGAGGAGCGAAGCGACGAGCAACGGAGAGCGGAGCGCAGCGGAGCGGTAAAGTTTTTCTTGGTGCTTGCAAAAGCTTTTAACGGAGCGAAGCGGAGTGGTCTGTGCCTGACAGTTCACCACATTAGCCAACAGGAGAAAGCGTTAAGTGAACCAAGGAATCCTGACTCTTTGCGCCGATGGCTTCGCCAAGAAGGTGATGCGGTGGTCGCGCACCACTGCGTTAGGGATTGAAACCCGAAGGGCGAAGACACCGCAGGTGGCTGAGTGCGTAGCATGAAAGCCCGACCTGAGAGCCGAGCGTAAGCGAGACCTCGAAGGGAACGCCCAAAAGAAACAGATGATAGTTGTGTCGGTATTCGTCTAGAACGCACCAGAACGAGCTACAAGGCACACTTGAGGTGTGTTTGAGGGTAAGCCATAGGGCAGCATGATAGTAAGCGCTGTGAGGCTGTGCTTGAGGGAGTACTGAGGTGTGGCTTGAGGTGTGATCTGAGGTGTAACGAAAAAAATTGATGGGAAGACACAAGGACACGAACACGCATAGGACACTTGAAGTAAGCCAGAGAGAGCAGCGATGGACACTCTAGGTGTGCTGTAGGTGATTCATAATCTGATGCAAGGTCAATTAAATCAATGACTTAGGTGATCCTGTGGCATAGCTTGTGGTGTGCTGAGGTGTCGAGTGAGGTGGAAGTAGGGAAGGCAAAGGGGAAGACCCAACGGCATATGGGGGGAAGATGCTCACCCGCAATCCGAGGAACCATTTCAAATTTTTGTACCAAACACTCAAGGATACCCTTTAGGGAACCCTCAATTCAATTGTTCAGCATTCTCGAAAGAGAGGGGGGAATAGCTTTAAGAAAACTAGAGGGTATCCTTAGGGTGTCTATAGTTTGATCTTATAGACGACGACGTAGTAGTCTTATCGTATATGTCTCTTATAGACACCCTATGGGTTACCTTACAGTCTCTGTAGGTCTACTTTGGGTAATCCAAGTGGATTTCTTTGAAGAAGACCCTTTGAGGAAGAACGCATTCGACATGAACTTGTCTAGCTCTTCTTCCAAGAGCAGTTGCTTACGGTCTTTGATCGCTTCGTCGGCTTGTGCCGCCATTTGATCGACCCAATACTGGACAGCGATGGCTAGGGCATCCAGTCGGTCATCGTGACTGAGTGCACCCTTGTCGCGTGTGATACGGGTCATCTGGTAGAACAGCATATACCGAGTGGCTTTGTCGGCTGCGTAGTGTCCGACGCTCTTGTAGTCGGCTTCAATCACGCCCTGATCGACAATCAGCCTGTGCTGGTTCATCACTGGCTCCAGAACGTCCACGATGCGTTTCTCCTTCTGGATCGAGTGCTTGACCTCCTCGACGGTCACAGGGTGTGTCTTCTGGAGGTACGGCTTGAGCAGTTCGGAGAACATACCGTCACCGAAGTTGGCTTCAATGATGATCTGGTTGACCGTATGGGCTTTTGCCAGATCAGCCAGCGTCTGGAGTGTTTCGGGCGAGTATCCACCTTGGAGACCACCCGCAGCGACCAGATAGAGGAAGCCGTTGAGCATCTTGACGATGGCGTACGAGGTTTCGTCTGCGCCGCGACCTGCGGGGTCGATTGCCATGACACTTCCAGTGTACGGAATCCAATCCCCGATGATCTGGAGAGGGCTGTAGAACTTGTCGCCGTTGAGACCCACGTTCGGCAAGTCTGACAGGACGTGCATTGGGTTCTTTGTCCAGATGACGTTCTCTGGAGCCTTCTGAGTGTTGCAGGACATGACCACAAGGTCTGCCAGCTTCAGAGGGTAGCGATCTTGGTCGGACAGGCTGGTGTCCAGCATGAACTGGAGAGCGAAGCCAGAGCGACCATACGACAGTTCACGTTCCAGTAGGTCGGTGTCGTCGAAGCGCTTAGGGTCGGTAGGCTTGCCAGCCAGCGCAGGGTTTCTGTCGAGCGCGTCAGCCAGCATGGGAGCCAGACGACCAGCCATGCGATCACGCTGGTTCTCATTCGGGTAACGTGCACACCAAACGCGAACCTCATAGCCACGCTCGGGGAGAAGCTCGTAGATCGACATTTCGGTCTGGGGAGTGCCCAGATAAATGATGCGACCATCGGGTTTCAGCACAGCGTCGAATTCCTTGACGCTCTCAGCCAGCTTCTCACGCATCACCTGCGTGGCAGAGTTATTGGGAATCTCAATGTCGTCAGCGACAATGATGTCAGCGCGGGAACCCGCCAACTGACCAGTGATACCAACGGACTTCACGGACGGGCTGTGCGAGGCTTTCGCGGGAGCCACGTCAAAGGCGATCTTGGACTGGCGCTGCCCTTCTCTGGGCTTCAGGTGCGCCAATATCGGCATTTCGGTGATCAATCTTTGCGTGAAGGTCGAGAAGTCGTCTGCGCGTTGCTTCGAGGCAGACACGACCAACACCTTACACTCTGGGTCGAGCAGCAGTTGGTGCACAACGAACGCAGAGGTGACGTACGATTTCCCCACACCACGGAACGCCTCAATGATGCACCGCTTCGGTGCGTTCTGGAGGTACTCGGCAATGTCGTACTGAACGGGGGTAGGGTCGGGAAGGTTGAGGTGCTTCCAGACCATGAAAAGGAAGTTACGGAAGTCCCGCAACTGTTCGGGAATAGCGGGAGTAGTCATAGGATCGATTTTAAGGGGTCTAGGAGCCGCGAACGGGGGTCGGGGTATACTTACCCCTTACCCACCCACTCGCGAGTCTTGCAGGACGTGCTATCCGTGTTTGCGGAGTGGCTCGACGTTGAACGGCAGGGAGTCCACCAGATTGCCTAGTGGAGACCCCGCGACGGGCAACGCTTCGATGCCATTGTCCTTCAAGAACTTGATTGCAGCCGTCAACTCGGCAGCACTAGCTTCGCCAGACTGCACCTTGTTCAGTAGGTCTTGTGCGACAGCATCGTGGAGCGAGTTGAGGATTTCCTTTGATGCGGTCATATTTTCCTCACTGTCCGTTTCGAGCGCGGTTCTTGCTCTTTGTTTGAATACGTAGATTGCTGAAGTGGTTGTTACGGGGGTTCATGTCTTTGTGGTCAACGTCTTTACCGTCGCCCTTGTGAACCTTGCCCTTGGCTTCCATCAGCCTACGCGCTTTGTTTCGTGCAGCCCGATTCTTGATCTGCTCGGGCTTGCCTTGGTAGTTTGCATATTCCTTCTTATAGTTTCTCACGCGATACTCCTTGAGTCTTTTCGAGAGTGCGGAGACCGCCTAGACCGAGAAGAGAAAGAACGAGAGTCATCAGTTCACCCACGTCTACCAGCTTGGGTAGTTCGAGCGATTGATCGAAGAAGTATGCCAGCATCCCTGCGAAGGGGTAGACCAAGAAGTGGTAAGCCAAGCCTGTCGCACAAATCCAACCAATGGCGGGTCGCCAGCCAGCGACAAACACCGAGGGGTGCTTTGCCTCCTCGATGTTGGTCATGGCTTGTAGAATGTGTGGTTCTTGGAGAACCTTCGTCAGTTCGAGTTTTGCTTTGTTGCGCTCGTCATCCGACGTGAACAGCTTGTCGAGACCACCAATGATTCCCTCCGCGAGACCTGCAACAGCGTCTGCGGCGATTCCCATTGTTGTTCCTTTAGTAGCCAGAAGCGTAAGAATCCACGGCAGCATTCGTGGTCTGCTTCTTCTTGTATTTACTGGTAGAGGAGTCGTACTCTACGTCGCTCGTAATGTCGTTCTGTTTGTCGTCATACACTTTGGTGTACTTGTCTTTTCCAGTGTCAACATCAGCGACGGTGTAGCCAGCACCAGCAGGTGCAGGAGGCTTGGACGGGTACGACGGGCTATCCATGAGGCACATAGTTAGACTCCGAATAAAAGTTTTACTGCTTTGTCCAGCCCAATGAATTGAGCAGTGACAACAGCAGCCGCACCCATTGCTAGGTACTTGATTTGGTTGAGCGTCTTTTCGATTGTTCCGATGCTTTTTTCAAACACCTTTGCCTCGTCCCGCATTTCCTTCAGGATTTGGTCGGTGTTGTCGGCTCGAAACTCCAGTCTTACGACGCGATGTTCGAGGTTGTCCATTTAGTAGGTACTCAGTGAATTCTTTGTTGTCTTTGAAAACCGCCAATAAGCCAGAGGCGAGTGCGATCACTTGTTGTTCTGTGAGGTTTGTTCCCACCGTCTCGTCAATTGCATGAATGACTTCGTGAAGAAGGGTATCCTGCTCTGTTTCAGCAGGAAGACCCTTCATCATCACAATGCGCTGGCGATACGTCTCGCACATCCCAATGGCATCTTCGGCTACTTCGTCAACCCAGAGGACTTCGAAGGTCTTACCTAAGATGCGTAGGGAGTTCATTTCAATCCTTAGAAAATGATTGGAGTTGGAGTGCAGGAGCTTTCGCCGTCATCATCACCAATTTGAGACGAGCCACCGTAACCACTCATCAGTAACTGACCGTCATCCAGCAAGAACGTCAAAGCGCCTTCGCTGGTGTGACCAGAAGTACCAATGTCGGTAACGATGCGGTTGCCCCCAATAGGCACTGCGGTAAACGTGGAGCGGTTGGAAAAATCACCAACACCCAAAGCACCGTTACCGTTGTAACCAGTGGAGAACACTGCGCCATCCGAAGCGAGGATTGCGGTGTAGCCGTAGTCGTTCGTGCCACCCACCACGAGCTTCGTGATGGTCGTACCAGAGTTCAGCGGTAGACCAGTAACCTGAGTCCACGTGGTCAAGTCGGTGGTGTTGCCGCGACCAAGCTGACCTTGGTTGTTACGACCAGTGCACCACAGAGTGCCGTCAGTCTTGACGAGCATCGAGTGCGCGTAATCGAAGGCAGCAGGGTACACCTTAGCCACGCCTGTAGCCACTTTCAGAGGAGTAGCCTGAGCCGTACCAGCGACAGCGCCTGTACCGAGGTGACCATAGTAGGTAGTACCCCACGCATACAAATCACCGTTTGCAGCAATCGCAAAGCAACCGTAGGACGTTGGAATAATGTCAGTGATCGTGATGCCACTGAGACCAGAGATCAACGTCGGGATGTTCGCCTGAGTCGTGTTGCCGTTGCC